GAAGAACTAGCCATCATGCCTAGGTCACGCTCTTTACCTGTAAGAACTTTCTTACCTGAACCATATTCCTGTGTGCGTTCTAAGCGCTTACGAAGCAAAGACTGTTTTGAACGTGCGCGTTCAATTCGTTTCTGACGCAGTTCTTCTTGAGCTAGTCGTTCTTGCTCTTTAGTAGCTTCATCTGGCTCTTTAACAACATTAGCAGCCGTAACACTTGTACTTCCTGTAGGTGCAACTGGCGTTGGCGTTACAACTGTAGGCTTTGGCGGCTCCTCAACAACTGGTTCAGGTGCAGGCGCTCGTTTCTTCTTAAAACACATCGGATCACTCCTTCTTTGCTATTGCAAAGCATAGAAAATAAAAAAGTTCAACGCACAAGTGACCACACACTAGGTTTCTTAGCTGCGTTCTTTGGTTTGCGGTTGAATACATCAAAGTCTTTCTTTGCGTATGCAATCTGCGATGGCTTCTGATTTGACATTAAGGCTCGACCCTCACCAGCGCCTAGAAGTAAATACTGTAAAGCATCGTGAATGTGCGAGTACATATTCTTATCAGGCTTATCTGCGTATCTCTCACCGCTAACCTCCATACGTTTGTATGAATAGCCACCCTCGAAGCCTTTAATTAGTTGCTGGCAACGACGATCAACTAGAAACGCAGGTTTACCTTCAACCATTTTATTAAGTTGTTGCGAAACTGACTCCAAGCGGAGATCCACCGAATTACTCGGAGCGGGGAATGCGCGAAGACCAGCACCTCTAAGTATGTGGAAAGGGGTAGATTCGTCCGTTTGCGCCCTAAAATCACCCGCTGGATCCCCATATATGTAGACATCGGAAGTCGTAGCAAAGCGCGTAGCAATTTCATTTCTTAGAACCTCTGCAAATCTAACTATGCCCATATCAAATGCAACGATCTCAGACTGAATCAACCATCTATTTCTAACCTTTTGACCAATAACAGCCGCAGGGGTAAGGCCAAAGTCAATCCCGATATACAGCGGAAGATTAGCAGCGACAGGTATTTCTTCTTTAGCAACGTGTGTTTCAGTAACAAACATAGGATATACTGGCTTTCCATCCTGAATTGTACCAAGTCTATTCATAACATAGACATCAATCCAAGATTTAGTTTTACCCTGAATAAGATTGGGATAATAGCTTTGCATCATATTCATACGGTTCTCAGCCGCATCACTTGGAATATAATCCTCTACTTCCCCATCTTCATTGTAGGTTTCCTTCATACCCGCAGGTTGGGTAAAGAACTGCCAGTTCTCTGGCTTAACCAACATCTTTGCCTGATCGCGCGGTATATGATCTGGGATTGGAACTTCACCAGACATAATAGGCCACCAATGATCTTCCTCGGGGGCGTTCGTATCTGCGATAACACCTGTCCAGCTTGGGCCACCTTCACGCATAGAAGGGAAACGACCAACACGCATTGTACACGCATCGATGATAGACTTTGGAATCTCACGCGCCTCGTTAATCCAAATGCCAGTTAGTTCGAGTGATAGAAGTTTCTTAACATCTTCAGGTCGATCTAATGCTAAGAAGATGACCTCAAGATCTAAGTCGCCCTTCTTAATGTGGTGAGTGTACGGCACTGACCAGATGAACTTACCCCATTGATCCTCGGGAAACCAATCAAGCCAAGTCTTAATAGTGGTAGTTCGCAGCTGCGGGTTGGTGTTACGAATGATTGCCCATCTACTTCGACGGATCCCATCTTCGTTTTTCTTCTGTGCAAGCGCACGGCGAAACACTTCTACGCAGCAGCCGACAGATTTACCAGAACCAACAGGCCCACGGATCCCGCGAAAGAAGGTATCATCCTTCATAAACTGCTTTAGGACTTCGCCATCTGGTTTGTACTTAAAGGTTGCCAACTTTGTGATCCACTGCAAACTTTAACATGCGTTCAATAACCTCAGGCCCAATAACATCTATGATCTTGTCAGCCTCATAGTCGGTCTGAAAGTCCTTGGGGTGGTGTTGCATGTGTACTTTCTTCACCACCCTGCGAAGCAAGTCTCGCTCATGCTTGGAAAGGGTCTGAGTAAAGCTCATTCGTCCTCTAGCTCAATGCGTTTAGGCGCAACAGTCTTCTTCTTTGACTTTGCTTTAGGCTTAGAATACGCCTCGTTAATGTCAGGAGTGGAAGGGTCGTCTGCCTTCAGCCGTCCTTTGGAGCTACGAGAACGCGTTGGTTCTGGCCCTTCCACCAAGCGGCGCGAGTCGGGAGTCCTCGTTTTGCCGCTATACGTTGTACCAGCAAGAACATGTGTCTCACCAGTATACAATTCACCGCTAGTTAAATACCAAGCCATTACTTCGATGGCCTTACAGCTTTGGACATCTTGGCGCCATCGCCGCGCTTGTTCATATTAGTCAGCGCTTTGTTGACCGCACCACTCTTTAGTGGGCCGCCACCCGCTTGACCCTTCATTGCTTTAGCTGCTGCTGTTGCAACCGTTGCGCCAAAGGATCCTGCAACTGTACTTAATAAAGACATAGTAACCTCCTAAGTTCTGTACTGTCTTACTTTCCGAGCAATCGTTTTCGGTTGAGCCACAAACTGCTTACCCTTTGCCTTGCCCTCTCGTTTAGCTCTGGTTGTAGCTGCATATTCAGAATCACTAAGAGCAGCAATAGCCTTGCTAGGAAGGTAACGCTCACCAGTTTCACTAGACTTCTTGCCAGACTTGGTGCGCCATTTCTGCTTACCCCAGTTAAGAAGCGACTTTTGACTTGCTCTCATCTGCTTCCCTCTGTTTCTTTAAGATAGCATTTAGCGTACCACGATCTTTGTAAGTCATCTGTAACCACCACCACGTTTCTTGTATTCTTTCGCCAACAACTGAGCCTTACGCGCTGACCACTGACCAGCAGCCGTTCCATGCGTAGCGCGATTCTTTATAGCATGAAACAAACTCTTGCGCATCTTCGGCTTTGTATAGTTACCCGCCTTATTAACCTCACTCATGACTGCTTATGCCTCCGCGCAAAGTTACGAGCAGCCTCTACACTACCAAATCCCCAAGCCTTCAACGCCAAAGCCTTCCGCGTTGGACGACCCTTCTCATCTTTCATCGGCCCCTTCATACCAGCAAACCGAGCAGCAAAAGAAACACGACGAGGATTAGTCCCACTCTTAACAGGAGCCTTGAGATTAGCGCCCTCAGTCCTTTTAAAATACGCACGACCCGCCGCATTCAAACCACCTTTAGGATTCTGATACTCTTTCCTTGGCATTTACGGCTCCTGATCTTTCTTAACCTTCTGCGCCATACGATCCTGACGTAACATGTTATCTTCGATCTTCTTCGCTTTTTTAAGCAACGAAACACGCTGTGAAGATGTTACCAGCTGACCATCATCCGTACCAAGCATTTCCTTAACCTTACGTCGAAAAGCAGACAGCTTAGAATAATCCTTCGGCATACGCTCCAACTTAGCGTCTATCATTTCATATCGAGCCTTCATTAAACTCGCTGGGCTTTGACCTTTGGGCATTACTTATCTCCACTCATTGCACCAAACACAACTGAGCCACCCTCAAGAACCTTGGCCCCCTTATATTGTTCAGCCTCTTTAATCAAAGACTGCAAACGCTTCTTCTTATTTACTAACGAAGACTTAGACTCTTTGCCTTGCAATGCCCGAACGCCTCGACGCAATGCGGTAACAACATTCTTGAACGGCTCACCACTACTACGATCACCTATAGCCGCATGTTTATAGTTAGGTATCGTTGATAGCTCTTTATTAACCTTCCTCAACAAAGAAGCCGCTCTGCTATTTGATCCTTTGGGCATATCGTACCTTTCACCAAAAAAAATCTATCTAAACCTTTGCGTACCTTTTTAGCCTATAACCCGTGTTTGGGACTACTGACAATCACGCTAGTGCAGTTTTTTAACCCCACCCCCTGCTAGGACAGATCAATTGTTACGCTTATATCCCCAGCAATTTGCACTTGCGAACGATCTATCGGCTTGAACCCAGCCCGATCTAACAGATCCTTGGATGCTTCCAGCTGCACATACTCGCTCTTAGCTCCACTGGAAAGCTCCGCTACCCTGCCTAGTGCCCTGACAGCGTGAATCCCAAATGCATCTGCTGTTGCTTGCATGAGATACTGTTGCACATGCGGAGTTTTCATAGCTTTGTATGCAGAGGCTCGTCCGCTGTTCCCCGCTGCGTACCCAGCCTCTTGTGCAGCTTGTGCTACATTGCCACCGTTTGCTACAAACGCATCCACTAGCGCTCGTTGCCTTTCTGTTAGATCACGCTTAATCACACTGCTCATGTCTAAAGCCCTTTCGACTGTCTGTTCATAGTCCTTACTGTCGCCCCCCTCTCCCTCTCTCCCCCCAGTCATAGCACTCGATGTAACACCCCTGTCAACGCACAAATTGCACGTTTGCTACAACATTCTACCTGTGAAGCACACTACAAAGGTGATTCAGAACTACAAGTTTCAGTTCTGCCTCGCTTCGGTTTACTGTCTCAGTCAGTACGCTCGTCGGCACCTCGTTACAGCTGCGGCCACCTCGCACGTCTTTGTTCATTGCATCGGGCCAAAGACCATTCGCAAGCAGTTTCCTTTTGCGGTTCATAGCTGTGTGATTGTGGCTGCTGGCAGTGTGTAGTTCGACCTTCTCCTTGTGGGGAAACAACTTGCGAATAGCAACCTGATCTGGGGATCAGGCTTTGGCTCCGTGCATGAAGTCGTCGTTGCGAGGGTGGTCCTCGCACGTAACAAGGAGCCTAGAGCTATGACTAAGAAAGTACCTACACTCGTTGAACTAAAACTTGCAGTTCTAAATCATTTTCAAGCTACACAGGATGTTGCACCAAACGAACAATTCGTTGCTGGCATTGCCAGAGACGAATGTTACACCTCGCACAACTCATTGGTCTACAAGAAGAAGCAGATGGCCGACAAGATTGCAGACTACGAGACAGCAGTCGAAGAAGGCAAAGACATTCGAGCGGATGCGATCGCGCGATTGCTCGATAACATGGAAGTCGAACTCACGTTGCTAGCGGAGCGACATGAAGCAGACCTTAGCGTCTATGAGCAAGTCACTGGCACACAGTGGGAACCGATGGCTAAGAAGCGTCGCCCAGCCAAGCTATCAGATGATCGCATGAAAGCACTCAGAGCAAAGGTGGCGTAAGCCACCCCCGCAAGGGGCAGCACCGTCTGCCTCTTACTTCACCCTCTCGCGCAGCGGGGGTCACGATTCGCGCAGGCTTGTGCGCTGCGGGTCCACCCCACAATCAAGGAATAAACGAATGCATTTTGCTGACAATCAACTAATCACAGCCATCCGCTCAATCATTGCTGAAGAAGTGGACAACCGTATCAAAGCAATTGATGAAGATGAATTTAATGTATGGGATCACAGATCTGACATTGAAGACATCATCAATGACTACATCAACTCAAACGTAACCATAACTATAGAGGCATAACAATGGATGTAAGATTACACGAAGTACAATCAGTCTGGGAAGAAATAGATTACCATGGTGAAAGCCATACGTTTGTTACTCGCAAGCTGAGAATCATAGACAAAGATGGTAAAGAATATTCCCTGACTTTGTTTAGCGATACCGTTGATAACTTAATGACAACCAAGACAAGGATAGAACGCCATGCTTAAACCTATTGGATTGTTTCACACGCCCAAAGATTGGGATGAACTAATGGCATGGATTCATGCACACAATGATGAAGACAAAGCGCACCTAACTACGGCTGCTGCTATGGCTTGGAACTTAGCTGCAAAGGAGACTAAGAATGAAGACACCTAGTTTTACACGCCGTGATTTTGTATTCATTGCAGATCACATTGCACCAATGATGCATTGGCCTACGCATATCAATGAGCTTGCGGATAAACTGCAAGCCACAAATCCTAGATTCAATCGTGAAAGATTTATTGAACGTGCAACCAAAGCATGGGAAGCTAACTATCAGGCACACTTGGGAGACATCGATGACGAGATACCTAACTGAAATTATCCATTGCCCAGAATGCCTGGGCGATGGCACTCTAACATTCGAGCGACCTGAACCTTGGGTCAATCGCGATCTACCTCCAAGCCTTGAGGAGTACAAAGACACATGCTGGAACTGCGGTGGCAGCGGTGAAGTTGAGGCTATGGAGTTTGATGAACCAGATTTATCGGAGGCAATCTAATGGGATACACACATCAAGGAATCGGCTATCAATCTACTGACACCAGTAAGTTTGCAGCCAAGTCAAACACTGAACTAAAGATCTCAATACGCGATCAAGTCTTGCAACTACTAACCAACAGCGGTGTTGCTATGTCAGCCGAAGCTGTGTCCGAAGCCTTAGGCAGACCACAAGTATCAGTGCAACCGCGATTAACTGAATTGAAAAACGCTGGCTTGATCGAAGACAGTGGCAATCGTCGCCAAACTAAGTGGGGCAAACCCTCAATCATGTGGCAAATTAAGACTGACGGTTGACATAAAAGCTGCGTATGTGCATATGCTGCGGCATGATACAGAGTTATTGGGATCAGATTCTAGAGAAGCATCGCTATGTTGATCTACCTTTGCACAAGGTATTTATCTTGGCAAAGATACCAACATCTACTTACTATCGCACGGTCAATGGCAAGACAGAATTGACCTTAGAAACTGCGAAGAAAGTATATCAAACACTAGATAGATTATCTAAGCGATGGCCTACTGGTCTGGTCGAACCAAAGAAAATCAATGCCGCAGTTCCAAAACTACACAAAAGCAACCGAGGTAACTGATACCTACGTCGAGTTGATCGATGCTTTAGTTGCAAGAAGGCATGAGCTTGGTCTATCGCAAGAGAGATTGGCTTTGGAAATAGGCTGTACCATTTCATTAATTCACAAATGGGAACAGTATAAACGTGTGCCATCTGGCTTCATGTTGACATGCTGGTTGGATGCACTTGGCGTTAAGATCAAAGTCTGCTCGTACTCGGATTGATTCGGGATCTACAATCTGTGATTCATGTGGTGATACCACTCAGTATTTCGTTGCGATCATGGCTTCAATGAAACCTGCACGTTACCATATGGTGTGCATGAACTGCTACGAGGATGGCTCATGGGAAACAAGAATAAGCAGAAGGGAAGCTATCACGAACGGTGGTTCGTCAAGTGGCTCGAAGACCAAGGGATCGAAGCAAAGAAAGTCCCACTCTCAGGATCCCTCGGAGGAGAATACTCAGGAGACATCCACCTCCCCTCACTGGTCGGACGAAATGTGGTAGTTGAAGTAAAGTATCGCACAACATCTAGTTTCCCCAATGCTTTCAAGGTCTTAGAAGGTAGAGACATGGCCTTGTTCAAAAGAAAAACTGGTCAGGATAAGGTTTGCGTGATACTATCGGAGGCACTATTCAAAGAGATGATTGAGCGAATGAAATAAAAAAGCCCCGCCAAGGGAGAGTAGGCGGGGCATTCAGTGAGGCAATATATAACAAGGAGTACATGGGCCGTGCTATATGCTGAGATACTACTACGAGAGGTAGTACAATGGCAAGTACCAAACAGTCATGCAAAGTTGATTATGCTACTCATAGCGGATCATACGGACTCATACGGTATAGCTTATCCAACCATTCAAAGGCTGTGTGATTTGTCTGGACTCAGTAAGAGTTCAGTCATTCGTGCTGTCAATTACTGTGTCAAACACGGTTACTTAACCAAGGTCGCAGGTCGCACTGGTGTTTCTACGATCTATCAATTCAACTGTCTAAAAGAGGAGGGTGTCAGTGTGACACACCAAGATAATAATAATGTAACCAAGTTAAATATATCTAATACTACTTGGGGTGTCAGTGAGACACCTACCTTCGATGAGTTCTGGCAGATTTATCCACGCAAGATTGCCAAGGGCCATGCGCGTCTAGCTTTTGCAAGAGCATTAAAGAAGACAGATGCAGATACAATCATGCAAGCCGCTTCTAAGTTTGCAGAATCCGTTGAGTACAAAGAGAAGCAATACATTCCCCATCCAACAACATGGCTAAACGGTGAGCGTTGGGAAGATGACATCGATGATGTGTCTGGTCGCTCGAACACTGACCGACTGAATGACATCATAGATTTTGACAAGTATCTATTGGAGGCAAAGAAATGAATTACGAGGATCGCACTCGCAAGGTTGGGAGTTGGCTGCAAGATGTATTGCGTAGATACACCCCGCCCACTGGCCTTGATAACGAGACACTGAAGAAAGAGATGGTGCTGATTGTTCAAGATGTGAACAAGAACATTCCATCTCAATATGAAGATGCTGACTTTGCTATGGTACTCGACAAGATCGACGGACATGTGCGCGCCTTACATGGAGCGCGCACTTGGCCGACGATTAAGATCTTTATTCAGTCAACTAAAGACGCAGTGAAGGAACACAACAGAGCAGTAGATGTACCTCAAGTAACTGCACCAACATACAGCATGGATCGAAGCGACACGATTATGGTCAAGCGAATCAAGAACGGAGACCCAATACCAGATTACATCTTGAATCCTGAATCAGTAACACGCGCTCGACTAATTGATGGCGGTCACATTACTGACCACGACTTGCAAAAATATATTGCACCCGCTGCACGAATGCAGTAAACATAATGTAGATAACTAGTGAGGTAAACATGGAACGCAAAGGGTTCATCGGCGGCAGCGATGCCGTAAAGATAATGAATGGTGATTGGTTAGAGCTTTGGCAGATTAAAACTGGTGTTAAAGAACCAGATGATCTTAGCTCCAATCTCGCAGTACAACTTGGATCTTACACAGAAGACTTTAACCTGTCTTGGTTTGAGAAAGAAAACAATTGTGTACTGAACAATCATCAGTCTGAGTTTGAAATATCATCAGGTCGAGAGCTACCATTGCGCGGCACTGTTGATGCAATGTGGAACGGTCAGATCGTTGAGGCCAAGCATACCAATTCATTCTTCAACATGGATAAGATGCTTGAGATATACATGCCGCAGCTACAGTTCTACATGTACTTATCTGATGCTGATGCAGCGCATCTGTCTGTAATCTTTGGCAATAGTAAGTATGAATGCTGCAAGGTAAACAGAGATCCTAACTACATTTCAGCTATGATGGTTATGATTAATCATTTCTCTAAATGTGTAGTTGATAACATGGAGCCTGTTGGAATGGATATTCCAGACGCGCCATCGATCAATAAGATACCAGTTGATGACATGGTGAAGCGTGACGGATCTACTGACAACATGTTCATGGATCGTGTGGTTACATACATCAATGGCTACGAACACAATCGTGTATTCGAGGGCGCCAAGAAGGATCTCAAAGATATGATGGCTGACAATGAGCGCGAAGTATTCTGCGATCAACTATCAGTCAGACGTGACAAGCGTGGATCTGTACGGATCTACATTCGCAATCAGAAGGAGGCAAAGTAATGTCAAACATGAAGATATGGGACAACGTATCCAAGTCGGATGGTAAGTTCCTAAAGAAAGTAAACGTAGGTCGTGGCTTTACAGCCATCGATGCCCACTCACAGATTATGAAAGCAACCGAAGTATTCGGGCCTGTGGGTGAGGGTTGGGGCTATCATGTATCTCACAGCGTTGAGCTGCTTACACCTAACGACAGCGTAATTATAGCGAGTGTCAGCGTATGGCATGGCGAACCATCCAATGTGTTCGGGCCGGTGCTTGGCTGTAAGACGCTAATGCGCAATGGAAAGACTGATGAAGATGCACCCAAGAAAGCAATGACAGATGGGCTAACCAAAGCCCTGTCACATCTTGGATTTAATGCTGATGTATTCCTCGGTGAATTTGACGGTAACAAATATACCGACGACAAACCAAAAGGCAAAGGCGATTGGTAACAGTCACAAGAGAAATGGTTCAACAGATTCCCTGCCCGAAGTGTGCAGCCAAGGCAGGGCAATCTTGTGGTCACAGAAAGGATAAGTCCCGAAGTCACCACAGTAGACTAACAGCTGCACAGAAACACTTTAACACAGGAGCCAGAAGCATGGCAGATTACGACAATACAAACTCAGGCGCGGCCTTCAAACCATTCGACAGTCAGCGAATGATCCTTCAAGGCAAAGTAAATCTTGAAGGCAATGAACGTAAAGTCGTTATGGTTGCAGACCAAACACGCGGTGGTGACAACATCATCGAAGTTTATCAGAAGGTTGGTGTGTTGTTTGACAACGACAAGAAAGGCAATGAGTCAGCACCAGATTACTCAGGGCCAGTTGAAGACTATGCCACCAACAAAGACATGCGCATTGCAGCTTGGAAACGTCAGAAAGATGGAGCCAACTACATGAGTATGCAAGTTACAGAAAAACAAAAGGGAGGATCTAATAATCAGTTGGACGATAAGATCCCATTCTAATGGAAACATGGGATGAAATGAGAGCGCGTCACATGCGCGAACGTGTTGAGCTGGTGCAATCACTGGCTCAATCACGATACACACAAACCGAGGCATCAAAAATCTTAGGCGTAAAACTAACTGCACTTAACAATTTTGTTAGACGCAATGAGATTTACTGGCCTGTAATTCAACAGGGAAAAAAGAGTGACAAAGAACCAACGTCTACAGTATCTTAAAAGAATTGTTCGGTTGTGCATTGCTCACAAAGCAAACCCAAACCAAACAAAAAATGAAGTTGATGAAATAAGAGCGCTTGCTCAACATATCATCGATGCAGAAGAAAAAGATATAGACATAGAGGGAACGCCAGTATGAGCATAGCTACAGCATGGCTTGAATTAGCCGCCCAAGAACGTGCTGCACATAATAAAAGATGGGGTAAAATTCCACAAAAAAAAGGAGAGGAAAAATACATCCCAAAGAAAAGAAAAGGCACTCGAGATCCTAAACGACTAGAGTTGATTAGAGAAATGATTCGAGAAGGCTTTCGCACAGTAGATATAGCTCAAGAACTTGGAGTTAGCGAATCAAGTATTAGATACTGGCGTAAACATTATAATCTAACATGATTCGTGTGGGCAGTGCTATGTGAATGGTCGGGATATAGCTGCTGGCTTGGACGCCACTGCCCACTGCGACAATCTATCAAAACAAGAGGCAAAGACAATGGCAACTTACTACATTTTTAGTATTGTTTACATGTTAAATGGCTATGAAATGACTAGTCAAATCCTAACTAACAGCGCAGATAAATGTTACCAGTTAGTTCGGGCAGCCGAAGAAGTATCTAACGTGCTACCCGCTGACCTTTTTTGTACTGACACTGGTAGAATATCAGCGTCGATACGACCTAAACTTAGACCATCAACTCAAAGTGAGGCGCATCAATAAACGGACGACGACCTTGGGATCTGCGTGTATCAATGTAATCATTCATTGCAGATTCCATATCGCCATTCCACTGAGCAATGTTGGG